TCAATAGGTTAGCTTCGCCACCGCGCCGTCATCTCCCTCCGGGGTCAGGTGTGCGTAGTACTTCTCTGTAGTGGCGTAATCCGCATGCCCGGCCAGGATCTGCACCCGTCGCAATGGAACCCCGGCCATGACCATATGGGCGCAGAACGTGTGCCTAAGGCGGTGAAGGCTCCCGCCGACTCCAGCGGCAGTAGCGTCGTCCTTGAACCAGTCACTCACCGTGTCCTTGTGGACGCTCACCAGTGGGTCGGGCAGTTCGGCCAGGGCAGCGGCGGCATGGGTGTTCAACGGCACCTCTCGCCACTTCCCTGACTTCGTTCGACCGTCGCCGTCCTCGTCCGGGTCGCTTTCGACCAGCAGGCGCCCAGCAACCACGTTCTCGTGCCTTAGGTGCATCAGCTCGCCGCGCCGGATCCCGGTATGGGCCATGAACCGCCACAGGTTGGCCCGGGCTGCATTGGCTGCGTAGAGCTGCTGCATGGCAGCCTTCGTATAGAACCGGACGGCAACGCTCCGCACCCCTCGCGGCGCCTGGATACCCTCAAACGGGTTCGCATCCAGCTCCTTCCACTGCACGCCGCACCTGAGCGCTGCCTGCAGGCGCCGAACCTCCTTCCCGACCGTCTCCGGTGCCATCTTGTCCTTGACCAGGCGCTGGGTCTTGTACGCCTCAAGCTCGATGGGTCGCAGCGTGTCGATAGGGCGATGCCCGAGATTCTGCAGGATGATCCGTAGCTCGCTCTTGGCCTTCCCGTGCGTGGTCGGATGCTCGGCCTTGTACCACTCCAGCCAAACGTCGAGGAAGTCGCGCAGCAGGGGCGCCCGGGAGATGATCCGGACGCCGTGCCTCAGCTCCGCTTCGCGCGCTGATCGTATTTCCTCAGCTTCACGAGGGCTGACACGACCGATGGACGGGCGGAATCTCTTGCCGCCATCGCGCCAGTTGAGGTAGGCAACCCCTTCACGCCAGTAGATTGTGACCTTGACCATTTCCGTGCGCTGTAGATTGCCTGATAGAGGGCCGCTTTCTCATAGAGCTTCTTGCCCATGAACTCGCGCGGTTCCAAGTTGTATTGATCGACCTTGGCGTAGAACTGCCCGACGGAAACGCCGCAGTAGTGGGCTGATTCCTCGACCGTCAGCCAGTCTTTCCCGGCCAGGTTGAAATCCTCAGCCGCGCCCATCCGGCACCTCCGGGCGAGCGGAGAGCATGGCGCTGTAGCGCTCGCGGTTGTGGGGCAAGTAGTAGCCTCGGCCCATGACTTCGTCCCACAGCTTGCGCATGTCACGCAGCCAGCTCTCCTGCCGTTCCAACGTCGCCATGCCGAAGCCGTGGTCCAAGCACACCGCCATACTGACCAGCAGCGCCTGATCCGGTTCGGCGGGCGGCGTGAGGGCGGCGATGATGGCGCGAATGGCGGCGGAATCATCCTCTTCACCCAAAGCAACATCATCAGCCAGTGTCAGCCGCCCCTTGGCGCGCAGCTCCGCAGCCAGCAGCTCCCGCGCCCTCTGCTCAACGTCCATCGTCGGTCTCCTTCAGTTCGTTGCCAGCGCAGCGCGCAGCTGCTCGGTGGCGGTGTTCATGCGATTGCTCCCAGTGGCAGCCCAGGCTGCGCAACACGGATGCGCGCCTCGGCGATCGCGGCGTAGACGGGATCCTGCTCGATGCCGACGAACTGGAAACCTTCGAGTACTGCGGCCTTGCCCGTGCTGCCGCTGCCCATGAACGACAGGCCGTAGGGTGGATCGGTCACGACGGCGTCGACCGAGTTGTCGGCCATCCCACGCATCACTTCGAGGCAGTCTCCGACGTGGATCATGCGGCCGCCGTCCGCCAGCACCAGCGCAGCCCCGCGCGCGCGGCGCGGCATGCGCGGCTGATCGCCCACAGGGTGGCGATGCCGGCCAGGAAGAAGGCCAGGGCGAACACGTGGACCATTGCAGCGGTGAGCAGCTGATCAGCCATGGTTTCCTCCGGCTCTTCGCAGAAGGCCACGTACGGCCCACACTGATCGCCTTCGTGCAGCCTTCTTCCACCCGCGAGGGAGTGAATCGACCTCTGCGCGGCACTTCTTGCAGTAGCCGTTGTCATCGATCCCAGCATGCCCACGAATCGCGCACAGGATGCGGCGGCTCATTTGCCCACCGCCTGGCTGTCGATCAGGGTCAGCAGCTCCTGAATCTTGCGACGGGCGTGACCGCCATAGCCGTGGTTTATGAACTCCACCGCCTCGTCGGCGCACTTTCGCACCGCACCCAGGTCCACGGCCTGCGCGGCCTCGCCGACCAGCGGCAGCCAGCCCACCGGCGTGCCCTCGCCCTCGGTGAAGTGGTCGTGCGTCCAGCACCAGCCGGCGAACTGCCAGCCCACGCGCTCATCGGCCATCACGTTGCCGTCGTTGTTGGAGCCGATAGTCCACGCCGGGCCGGCGGTGTCCTCGGTGGCGTTGCTGATGAAGTCCACCAGCAGGCGCACCAGTGTGCCGTCTGTGGGCGCGGTATCCATCGGACGTGGGGCCATGTCCACGGCCTGCGCGTTCGGGCCAGCATTGCCCGGCAGCGGCGTGTCGAAGTGCAGGGCGTTCTTTGCCTCCTGCTTCGCCCGGATCTTCGCCATTACCTCGGGCTGGCCGATACGGGCCAGCTCGGCGTCGCCGGCAGCGTGCATGTCGAGGCCCGCCACCCAGCAGTAGCCGGCCAGCGTGACCATGACGCCGCCGACCTCCTGCGCGGGCTCTCCGACCGGGCGACCGAACACGTAGTCGACCAGGGTGGCCACGCGCGCCTTGTCGTAGCCGTGAGCCTGCAGCAGCTCCAGCACTTCCTCCAGCAGTCGGTCGCCGCGCTCGGTCATGTTGCTGTAGAGCGACGGCAGGAAGCACTGGCCCATCCATTCGGCCACGCCAGCCTGGAAGCTGCGCCCCACCGGGTGGCTGGTATCGTCAGCGCAGGCCCTGCCCAAGTCGCAGTCCGGGCAGAAGACGTTGCGGCCTTCATCGTTCTGGCGGATGCCAGTCCGCTCGCATGCATCGCAGCCTTGCGGCACAGCCACCACCGGCTGGCGGGCGGCACTGCGGATGCCACGGGCGGCGAACCGCAATGCCTTGATGGCACGCTCATCGGTCAGCTCCGCCGCGACGTTCTCGGCGTTCTGTGCCCAAACCTCGTAGTTCTCGTCTACCGGCTGGCGTGCGGCATCACGCTTTCCACGCGAGTAGGCTTCATGCACATCCGACAACGTGTAGCCCAGCTGGGTTTCGACCGGATGGCGGGCGGCGAGCGATTCGCGCAGCAGGCGCTCCAGAACATCCACGCCCTTGGCCCAGCCATTGATCCCTGCGGTCGGCAGTGCATCCTGCAAGCGCTGTAGCACCGCGCGATCATCGTCGCTGATTGACACGCCGTCCCCCTGACCACCCGGGGAGGGCTGGGCGGAGAGGGCGGCGCGTGCGTAATCCCACATCTGCTCGGCGCTGTAGGCGTAGGTTTCGCCATAGAGGTTCGTGAACCGCTGCATCTTCGGCAGCGGAGGCAGCCCATCCCCCAGCCTCACCCTCCCACCGGGCTGCGCGTCCGCCAGGGTGCGGCATTCGGCAAGATCGGCGCGCACATACTTCTGCTTCACGTAGCCCGCGCCTGCGGTGGTGAAGATCCGCTGCCCGAGTCCGCCCATGTCGTCAGCCAGCCCGGTATCGCGAACCATCAGGTACTCCGGCCAGCCGTCTCGCGCGTCCGCCAGGGTCTTGTTGTAGCTCATGCTGCTTCTCCTTTGATGCGGGCGAGGGCGGCGCGGAGTCGATTCGCTTGGTGTTCGTCAAAAACGAATCGACCGAATGTCTCGTTTCGACCTTCAGTTACTGCCTCGATCAGCTCGGCGACTGCGGCGCGGGCGTTGCGAAGCTTGTCGCCAGTGCCCTCGCCGAATACGGCATCAATGCGATCAGCGTCTTCTTCCATCACCGCCAGCACATCGACTGGCGCGGTCTTGTTGTCGGTGGTCATGCGGATGCTCCCATTGCGGCCTGCTTACGCTCGGACAAGTCCTTGTCGATGGCTTCTTCCATCTGCTCTCGGGTCCAGCACTGTCCAATGATTTTCTGCGTGCGAGCCAAGTCGCCGCCGTAGTAGTTGCTCATGATCCAATCCCACCGCTCCGCATCCACCCGGTTCTCCTCCACCTCAGCGCGAAGTTTCCGAATTGTTTCGCATGCGGTTTCGTAGCTCGGATCGTCCTTAAGCGCGGAGACCTCAGCGCGCAGCCGAGCTACCTCTGCCTCGTGGTCGGCATACTTGACGAACCGGCCTCCATCATCGCCGCGCACCATTTGGTTAACCCAATCCCAGCGCTTGATCCCGCTCATCACCAGCCCCCCTGCATGCAGATGAATGGCAGATCGTCGTCGGCAAACTCATCGCGCGGCGCATTGTCCGTAGCCCTCTGCGGTCGCTCGCGCTGCTCCTGACCGCCTCGGCGGGAGGAGGTGCCGCCTGACTGGCCTTCCTGCTTGCCGCCGAGCATCTGCATTTCATCCGCCACGATGTCGGTCGAATACTTCTCAACCCCGTCCTGGCCGGTGTACTTGTCGTACTTGATGGCGCCTTCAACGTAGACGCTGGATCCCTTGCGCAGGTACTCTCCAGCGATCTCGGCCAGCTTCCCGAAGAACACGACTCGGTGCCATTCGGTGCGTTCCTGCTGGTTGCCGTCCTTGTCCTTGCGGACGCTGGTGGTCGCCAGCGAGATACGCGTAATGCACATCCCGCCCTGGGTGTACTTCACGTCAGGATCGTTGCCGAGGTTGCCGACCAAGATCACTTTGTTGATTCCACGGGCCACAGGTTTACTCCTTCGTCAGTTGTTGAACCTTCGCCTCTACCTCGGCGTCGGCCTTGCGGATTTCTTCGGACAGCAGCTTTATGGCTTCCTCATCGCGGGTAACGCGGCGGATTGCCAGCTGCAGGTGATCGGGCCAACGCGGGTCATAGCTGACTGCATCGACCCATCCCCAGCCAGTGACCATCAGCTGGTGCTGCAACTGCCAGCGGTATTCATCTGCGTGGGCGCCGGTCAGCAATGCGTCCAGGTGCTTCCCCATCGAGGACGGACACTTGATCTCGACCAATCCGCCATCGCCAACCAGCCCATCAGGGGAACATCCGGTGTTCGGAAGCCAGCCGCAGGTGATGAATCCTGTCTCCACTACGGCTTGCCCGGTGTTGAAGCTGTAGGCATCGCGTGCCTCGCCCTCCAGCTCGATGCCGCGATCCATGGCCGCATTCCGGTAGCCCTCAACCGTCTGTCCGGTGATCCGCTCAGCCACCAGAGTGGCGATCAGGTTGGCGCGGGCAGCACCTGGGCCAGTCTTGGTCCGGGCCATTAGGTCAGCGGCGCGGGAGGCGGTGAACTTTCCGGCCCGTGCCTGCATCCAGTCCTGCGACTCTTGGGCGGCGTTGGCCTTCAATTGGCAAGCTCCTTCGCCTTGGCCGACCACAGGGCGCGAATCTGGCGAAGTTCTTGTGCAGGAATACCGTTCTTCGACTTCAAGTCAGCGCCGATGCTGTCCAGCTCGAGCTTGTCAGCGGCGGCGTTGATGGCCGAGGCCCACTCGCTGATATCGAAGCCGGTCACGGATGCAAAGGCGTCATCGTCCTCACCATGGCTGGTCAGGTTCAGAAGCGCGGACGCTGTGTAGCGCTTCCCGTAGCTGACGCTGGACGCAACCGCCTGGACTGCGTTCTTGTTGCCGCTACCGTCTGCGGGCAGGTTGATGGTCGTCTCTTCACGGTGGCCGCTGCGGTGCGTCAGGACGCCAGTAACGCTCACCCCGTTGGTGCAGTCGGTGCGGAACGACAGGGCGAAGCCGAAGCGCTTCATGATCGGCTTGATGGCGGCGTTGATGTCTTCCCACAGGGCATAGGTGTACCGGCCTGCGGCGTTGCCGCGCTCGCCGATGGAGGGCAGCGTGTCCTGCATCTCGGCCAGATCGGCGGCAAACTCAGCCTGAGCGCGACGGCTCTCGATGCGCTCATACATGCCCATCAGGCGCTCCATCTTGTCCACGTCCGTGTTCGGATCGGACGCGGCGCGAGAGATGACGGCCAGGATCGCGGAGCCTTCCGCAACCGGGCGCATCGGCTGATCTTCGGGAGTGACGACTACTGCGTTCATGTGTGCCTCTATGTAGGTGCCAGCGCTTGTGAGCGACAGGGCAGGGGATTGGGTGGAGGGGCCGGTGCTGATCTCCGGCTTGTTGACTCGGGCGATACGATCTAGCGCTACCCGACCGTCTCGGACGCTTTGGCAACCATGGCCGACCTCTACCCGCGCATCAGCCTGCGCATTCCCTCCGTAGTTGTCCCGATGACGGCTTTACAGGGGTCGGGGCTCCCTGATTCGACCGACCAGCGATTGCCAGTCCCGGCGCCCGTCTACGCCGTCGAATTCCTACCCGCGCTCGGTGGTGAGCGGCGGCTGCTTGAATCGGTCGTTGCGCTTCTTGCGGATGATGTGCAGCTCGTCGTGGGCGAATAGCGCGGCGAAGACTGCGAGGATCACGCCGCTAACCGTCAGCTCGTACGCTTCGTACCGATAGGAGAACCACGCACCCCAGCAGAGGAAGACGATCAGGCAGATGCACGAAGCCAGTACCAGGTAGTGGGTGCGCATTAGGCTTCTCCCGTGGCCTTGGCGATGGCGGCGTCCAGTACACCTGACGTATGCGTCCCATCCGGGGTGAGCGCCCTTGCTGCTTGGCATGCTTCCAGAAGCTCCGGCGCGGCGACGATAAGGCGGGCCGTCTCATCCCGGTTCCCGTTGTTGAAGAAGACATGGGCAACGATGCTGTAGCCTTCGTTGGCGCGAACCTCAACGAACTTTTCATCCGGGAATTCAAGGACTGTCCACGGCCCCGGCGTGTGCTTACTCATCGCAATCCCCCTGTGCGCAAGGGCCATGGTTCGTCTCGTCGGCGTCTACCTCGTCGCCCAGCGGATCGGGCTTCGGGATGGCGGGGAATAGGCGGTCGAGCTCGGAGAGGGGCGTCATGCGTCCTCCGGATCATGGTCCAATTGCTTCCAGTGGCTAGGGCGACCACCGCGCAGGGCAAACGGGCCCAGCTTGTTGTCAGTGACACACCACATGCCATTCAAATCGGACTCGCCTTCTTCCTCGCTCCAGTACTCATCGGATGCATCGTCCTGCAGCCACGCAACAAACTGCTGGCCGGCTGCGTAGATGAGTACGGATGTGTTCTTTGGTGCTGTAGAAATCGGATTCCAGGTACTCACGACACAACTCCATTAACGATCAGTGCCAGCTTCGTCAGCACGTAGGCCGCGATCAGCGCCATTGCTGCCAGCGGGGCGTAGGGGGAAAGGAGGAAGCGAGTCATGGGCGGCGCTCCAAAGAGTCTTCCGGCTCCTTTTTCTCGCACTGGATGCTTCGACCATGGTCATTTTCCGGCAGCACCCAACGGTCACTTTCTCCGTCAAATTCCGGCTTGTTCTCGTACCACCACCAGTCTCCGTCGGCGTCCATCGCAACCCACTGCGCCCACTCCGGCGCATCCTTCCAATCCGGCTTCATGCCCGCTCCTTCGGCCCGTGGCCCTGGTTCATGCGCTGGCGGCGTGCTGCCTCAGCAAGGTCGTTCATCTCGCTACGCTGGCAGCCGTGCTGGATGAAGGCGAGGACAACTGAAACGCCCCACCCATGCCGCTTCGCCAGACCACGCACCACGCTGATGTCGTGGCGCTCCGTGGGGTTCGGGAACTGGATGACCATTTCAGGCTCCTTTGACGCGGGCGAGGGCCGCATCGAATCGATACTGAGCAAGGGCCAGCGGGATGCTTAGGCCGGGAAGAAAGTTCGCAATGCCAGAACGATAATCAGAGGCCGCCTCGATCAGCTCGGTTACTGCGACTCGGGCTGCGACCATGTCGTGCAGTGCGTGCTGTGGGGCAGAGCAGCGTTTAACCTGCAGGGTGATCGCGTTAATCTCGATATCGAGAATCGTCAGAACATCTACGGGAATAGCGTTTGTCGAGACCGACGACGGACTGACGCGAATGTCAGGGGTTGCAGTGGTTCCAGGGTCAGCACAGCGCGGGCGACAGATTGGGTCGTTCATCCAATCCTTATCGCCGCAGTCCAGACAGCGCTCGCCGACATCGTTCCAGCGGTGCTGCTTCGGAGCTTCATTGCTTTCAACACTCGTAGTCATGCGAACCTCGGATCGTGATAGGAGGGAGACTTCATCTCTGCATCGATCTGGCGCTTGATGTCCCGCTGCTTATTGAGCAGGGCGCGCAGGTCGTGGAGCAGGTAGCTCGGAACATCGACGCGAGAAATCAGGTATTCGAGAGCCGACTCAGACCCGGCGATCACCGCGACCAGTTCGGCCGTTTCGTGATGCGTGGCGACCTCGTTGACCGCATCCTGGTAGGCCGACTCGTTGTCATCCGGCAGCTGCGCGTCATGGATGCGCTGAGCGTTCCGGGCGATGTCGGTTGGGGTGTGGAGGCCCATCACTCACCCGCCTTACCAGCAGCGATCAGTTGCTCGCCGATGGTCACGGCTTCGGAGGGGAGGAGACTCAGGGAGTGAGCAATTGAGCCGTAGTCCGCCGTAACTCCCATGCGAACCATCGGGCCATCACGGGTGATGCGTACGCCAATGTGATTGGCGATGGTCCCGGCCAGCCGCACCACTTCAACTTCAAAGGTCTTGTCCACTGCCTTCGTCTCCTAGCCCCTGGCCCGGTAGTGGGTGTGGTGGGGCGTTGGAGAGGACTATGCGCTATGCGTAGGAAACCGTCAATGCGTAGCGCGTAGTGAATTGCTCACTATGCGTAGTTGTTTAATTGACGTTCAGGATTGGGGAGCAGGCAAAGAAAACCCCGCCGCAGCGGGGTCGGTTGATCAGCGGCCGAAACTTGACCGTCTTTGGCTGCCGCCATAGGTCTGGGGATAGCTTCGCTGGCGAGGCTGGTTGTAAGGCGAGCCGTAGGGGTTTCGCTGTGTCGGCTTGTAAGGGTCTACAGTCCCAGCCTGTCCCGTATAGGGGTTCGTGTTGCCACGGGTGGAGTAGTTATCCAACTTGGTGCTGTTAGAGCCAGTCCGGTAGTGGCCGTTAACGTACGTACCGTCGGCCCGATAGTGACCGTTAACGTAGTCTTGGGCTGAGCCAGCCCCAGCAATTGAGGCCAGAGATAGGCCAAGTGCAGCAATCAGTGCCCGTTTCATAAGTCGATCCTTGAGTAGGGGCGAGATTTCCTGGCCTGCTGCCCCGTGTCAGGCCGGCGAATCAAGATCCAGTCTTACGCTCTAGCTCTTTCACTCGATCATGTAGCTCATCTGAGTGAAACGTCTCCCTGCGATCAATTTCACCAGCCCATTGCTTCGTAGCATTCAGCTCTCGGCGAAACCTGGAACACTCTTCAAGCGCCCTGTTCGCAACCCATATGGCGTACAGCGCCACGGCGGCAATCCCCGCGATCTTCCAATCCATAGAAGTGATAGTCGCGAGCATGGTCAGCCTGTCTTCATGGCCTTGATTGTTGCCAACACAGCCTGCTGCTGGACCTCACTAAGCCCAGCCAGTTCGCGGACGATAGAGGCGGGGAGAGGGCCTTCGGCCACCTCGACCTCATCTCCAGTCAGGCTGTTCAGATCCGTCTGCAGGACCTCGCATAGCGCTTTTAGATGCTCCATCTTCCTTACCCCCCTGCTCCCGTTGAACCAGCCGTAGACGGTCGATTCGGCGACAGACACCCCACGCAACGTAAGCGCTGCGTGTATCTGGGGGATGTTCAGCCCGAGTGATTCTCTACGGGCTGTGAGATTGACGGATAGCGTACTCATAGGCTGAGACACAGCCTAGAGAAAGTGCTTGCGCAGGAGCTATGCGCTATGCATACTCTGACACTACGCGTAACGCATAGGCTAGACATGACACCTCGCACCTACTGGAACAAGTACGTAAAGCGACAGGGTGGTGCTGCTCGTACGGCAGCCGCTTTGGACATCCCGTACTCGACCATCGCAGGCATCTGCAACGGGAGCCGAGGCATTGGCCGAGTTCTCGCCAAGCGCATGGCTGCTGCCGACAAGAGCCTGGATGAGAGCGTTCTGATCTGGGTTCAGTCCATGCCCGTCAAGGCCAACGTCCTCCCGAAGGTAGACCCGGCCCCCAAGAAGCGGGCCGCAGCCCGGAAGGTGGCTTGAGATGGCCACCGCTTCCTGGGAGCCGTTCTTCCTCGCCGCTAGGGATCGGCTCGAAGAATCGAATCGATCCTGTTCTTTGCCTCTTGAGCAGCTCGCGAATCGAATCCGCCAATTAAAGGCAGCGGAGCAAGCATCTGAGAGACAGCGGAATCCCAGGCTTCCCGAAGCGAATCCCGGTCTGGATGAGAAAGGCAAACAGCTTCGGCGAAAGCGGTGAACACCGCGCTGATTAGAAGTGATTCTCGCTGCATCTCTTGAAGCTTCTGCAGTTGCTTCACCTGAGCCTCTAAGAGGCTTTTGAGCACATCCGATTCCCCGTTCATCCCTGTCTCCGTCGTAGTTGAGGTTGTGTCGCAACTCCAATGCTACGGCGGGGGCAGGGGCTAAGTAAGTACCCATCACTGACAAGGCTCCATCTATGTACGCAGACCCCACACACCTCCGCGACAACCCGATCAAGGTCCGTTTCAACGACTCGGAAAAGGCAGTGATCGAGGCTCTCGCCAACTTCAATGGCCGTCAGCCCGCAGTGTTCGTGCGGGAGCTGGTCCTGGCTGGGATTGCTTCTTTGGAACAGCGTAGCTCTGACCGCGAGGCGGCTTGAAGGTCCATACAAGTCCCCGGGGAGGGCCTATGGAAATACAGCTGTCGCGCGATGAGCGCCGAAGGCTTGAGGAATACGCGGAGGCCCACGGGCTTCCACTGCATGAAGCACTGATCCACGCCGCCCGTGCCGAGCTTGACCGGCGCTACAGGCTCCCAGCCCAGCAGGGCCAAGTAGTCCCTCTAAAAGGTCCGATAAAGGACTGAGGAATCCACATGAACCATCCAGCTCGCTACACCGATCCCAGCAGCAGCCATGAAGCCGCCGTGCATACGGTGTCGTCTGGTGCTCAGGCTCAGCAGCACTCGCGGGCCGCTTCGGCAGTCCGTAGGCACCCGGGCCTGACCAGCCTGGAACTGTCCCGAGCTACCGGGCTGGATCGCTTCATGTTGGCCCGTCGCCTGCCCGAGCTGGAAAAGCAGGGCCTCATTCGGCGCGGGATGGTCCGCAAGTGTTCGGCCAGCAATGGCCGCAGCGGCTGCACGTGGTTCCCGATCAGCAGTGACGAAGGTCCGAAGGCCGCTTGATATGAGCATCGAGAACGAGATGGTTGACGGCTATATGGCTGGATTTTCCTCCGGAGCCATGTCTCTCCCTGATTGGCACAAGGGCCGTTCTGCCGCTTTCAAGCATGGTTGGCTTAATGGTCGTGATGACCGCATATCCAAGCCAAGGGAGCGCTACAGCGTTCTTCGCGCGCGCGCGGACATGATCCTTAGCCGAGAGAGCAACGGCAATGTCTGACACCTACACCAAGCTGTTCTCATCCATCACAGAATCGACTGTGTGGGGCGAGAGCTACGCTACCCGCATCGTGTGGGTGACCATGCTTGCCATGGCCGACGCCAAGGGCAACGTGTATGGCGCAGTTCCTGGGCTTGCACGTCGTGCCAACGTGACCCTGCAGGAAGTTGAGGCTGCACTGCACTCCTTCCTGTCCCCTGATCCATACAGCCGCACCAAAGACGATGAAGGGCGCCGAATTGTAGAGATCGACGGCGGCTGGAGCCTCATCAACCACACCAAGTATGGCGCTATCCGTGGCGCCGAGGAACGTCGCGAGTACAAGCGGCAGTGGGACCAGAAGAATCGCCCTAGCGGGCATCAGCGCGCATCTCAGTCCGATGAAGTCCGACAGCAGTCCGACAGCAGTCCGACAAAAACCGACAGTCCGGCCCCATTAGCACTAACACCAACACTAGACCTAGAAGAACAGCAAGAGCAAAAGCATGTGCAGCCGGTGGCCGCACGCTGCCGCTTCGCTGACTTCTGGGCTGCTTACCCGAACAAGAAGGGCAAGCAGGAGGCTGAGAAGACCTGGAGGCGCCGGAAGCTGGATGCCCGCTGCGATGAGCTGATTGCCCATGTCCGGCTCATGGAAGCCAACGACGACGGCTGGCGGCGCGGCTACGTGCCGATGGGGTCGACCTACCTCAACCAAGCCCGGTGGGAGGACGTGCCGCAGGAATCGGCAAGGGCAGGGCCTCAAACGGTCCAGCTTGGGCGACAGATGCCCAAACAGGTTCAAGGGTTAATGGCATTGGAGGACTTCGGAAATGGCGGACTGGATCAAACGGGAAATTGCGGAGGGCCTCAAGAGGCTCATGTGCTTGGGCCTGGAACGGACTCCGGCAGCGGAGGTTATCCAGTTGACCGCCGCCGTCTGGTTGGAGGCCATCACTGAGGGCCGTGAGTTCGACCAGCAGCTGGATGCTCCGCGCTTCCGTCGCGCCTTCGCCGTGCTGTGTCGGGACTGCCGTCAGTGGCCGTTGCCGTCCTCGCTGCTGGAGGCTATGCCGCCCCGCGAGCAACTGGCAATCACGAAACAGCCGATCAAGGCCAACCCGGAGCGAGCCGAGCAGGCCGCGCGTGAGCTGGCAAGTGTCTTGGGGATCCATCGATGAGCAAAGCATCAACCGTCCGCCTCCTGCACGCCGAGCGCTGCAGCGTGGCCGAGATCGCCGCAGTCGTGGGCTGGAAGCTGTGCGACGTGCGCTGGTTCATCCGTACCTGGATTGGGGGTGAGAAGTGAGCAAGTTCTTCGTGGGGCAGAGGGTGCGGATTCTTTACTCAAATAACTGGCCGGAGCTGGCTGGCGGTGAAGGCAGAATTGTTCGGTTCTTAGCGCCTAGAGCCATAGATGACTTTAGAGGTGAGGTTGAAGTTTCCCCGGACGCTTGGGGTAGCTCATCAGCACCTCACCCCGGATTGCGTGACGGCGCTTGGTTCTTTCCCAGCACGTCCCAGCTTGAACCCATCCTCCCCGAAGGCTCAGCCCCGAGCGAGTTCACCTTCCAGCAGCTGATGGACAACCTGCAGGAGGTGATGGCGTGAACGCAACCTCTCCAAACGACTGGAAGCTGGACGGACCGGGTGGCATGACCGACAAGCAGCGCAAGATGCTCAACGCCGTCTGCGGCGACCTGGCTGTGCAGCTGTCCTGGCATGGGAACCGGCTCAGCAAGGACGACTGGCGCCACATGATTGCCGGAACGATCTTGGGCTGGCGAATGATGCCTGCCATCGACCGAGGCGAGGGCGCACAGGGCTTCATCATGCTGGGCGGCTCCAGCCTGAAACTCTCCCGCTCGCAAGCAGCGGAGGCAATCACGGCCCTCCTGCATATCGGCGACCACCCCGACGAACAAGGACTCTCGGCCAAGCGCGTGCATTGGTCCGACGTGGTTCTTCTTGGACTCGGCTTCAACCCCAACGACTTTGCGGAGGCTGCATGAACCTGGAACAGATCGACACCAGCACTACGGCGGGGAAGGCCGAGGTCATGCGGCTTGCGGCTGAGGGGCGGCGGGTGGCAATTCGCACCAAGGCTAGCCACTGGATGGAGCAACGATCCCCAGCCTGGAACTGGCCTGAGGTGGACTACGCCATCATCGCCGAGCCGGTGCTTGATAGGCCCGCGCGCGTCGGCGGCCGAGATTTCCCAGCTGGATCATTGATTCAACAGGTGATTGGTCGCGCTCACGCGGAGTTCGACCGCTACCACCATAAGCGTGATCCGCGAGACGTGGCTTCTGACCCTGAAGGCTTCCTCGTTTACGCCAACGGCGAGCCGATGATGGCAGCAAAGAAGGGCGATTCGGTCGGGCCGGGGGAGGTGTGGGCAGACTTCAGTCAGGAGCGCCTGCCGTACTACATCTATAACGAGGTTGATGCACGTTCATGGGCATCAACATTCAACGTGGAGCTGGTCCGGTACATCCGCGCCGACCTCGACGCGGAGAAGGGCGAATGAACCTCTCCAGCTACAAGGACCGCAGCCGCCTGTCTGAGGCCAGCAATGCGGGCTACTCAGCGCGCCTGGCACGAAAGCCGATCACCTCGTGCCCGTTCGCTGAGGGGACGGACGAGGCCAAGGCGTTCCAGTACGCCTGGGGACAGGCGGACCAGGACGAGCATCGGCTGCGGGGGAGGACGTGATGAGCCAAGAACTGGCTGAAGTCGTGTGTAGGCAGAGGAGAGCGCAATGGAGTGCTATACGCCAGTGCAAAGAGGCGTGGTATCGCAAGGATGCAGTAACGGATGAAGTTTTGCTATTGGCGCACATTGGATCGACGTCGGTCATCGCAAAGATGAGACTGAAATTGGTTACCAAGCGTGACCGTGTTTCATGCGGCGATGGGAAGTGGCGGAATAGATCGTTAGTTGACTTCGTCGGATTCGACCAAGCAGGGAATGCGTGCTTCGAGACCGTGGGGAAGCCCCGCTACCGCTGGGAGCCCCGTCGATGAAACACTCCACCGGCACCCCGACAGCAGCTGAGGCCGCGCGCATCGTGGCCTGCAAGGAAGGGCTGTGCGTGGCCTGCGTCATCCGCAGCGAGCAGGAAGACGCACCGCAGTTCTTCATGGCCCACCCAGGCTGCGACTACCACCACCTCCTGAGCGGAGGCCGTCGCATCGGGCATATGGATGGGCTTGGCCTCTGCGCATGGCATCACCGTGGGCTGGTCAACTGGGGCTGCACCCATCGAGAAATGAGGGCCCATTACGGCCCCAGCCTGATGGACGGCAGCAAGACGTTCCATGCGGCGTTCGGCAGTGACGCCGATCTGCTGGGGCGGCAGAACAAGATGCTTGGCATCGGGGAGGTGGCGTGAACCGCTTTGCCCTTGGACGCATGCCAGCTGGACAGATGAACAAGACCGAGCAGGCCTATGCCGCGCACCTTGAGCGCCTGCGGACGACCGGCGACGTGGAATGGTTCCGGTTTGAGGGCGTGAAGCTGCGCCTGGCCGATAACACGTTCTACACCCCGGACTTCGCGGTCATGAGCGGCGACGGTGTCATGGAGATGCACGAGGTCAAAGGGTTCTGGACCGACGACGCGCGCGTGAAGATCAAGGTGGCAGCGAGTCAGTACCCGTTCCGATTCATCGCATTCAAGGCGGTCGCGAAGAATCGCGGCGGTGGTTGGATAAGGGAGGAGTTTTGAGCGCTCTTGACACCCAGATTGGAGGCAGCCACTACCGCGAAGGCGGTATCCAGCCCGTCCAGTACATCGAAGCCAACCAGCTCGGCTTTCTGGAGGGATGCGTGGTCAAGCGCCTGACCAGGCACGACCGTGAGACAGGGAAGGGGCGGCAGGACATTGAGAAGGCCATTCACGAGCTGCAGCTTCTGCTTGAGCTGAGGTACGGGCCATGAGCCGCACTGGAGAGATCCGCGCTTGGTTTGAGCGGCATGGCGGTGAGCACCGCCTGTCCGATGTGTTGCAGGGCATGCGCGCTCGCGGCAGGGAGAAGACGCTCGTGGCGGCCACGGTGTGCGGCCTGGCTCGCGACGGCGTCCTGACGGCGACCGGGAAGAAGGGGAGGCGGCTCTATTCGCTGAGCCCCGGGCGCGTCTTCGAACCGAGCCGAGCCAAGCGCATCCGACTGTGGCTGGACGGGAACCCCGGCTGGCACTTCGCCGCCGACATCTGCGATGGGATGCATGTCCAGGACCCCGCCGAGAGGGCGAGGTATGCCCGAAGCCTAAGCAACATGGTTGGCATCGGCCTACTCCAGGCAACTGGCCGCGCCACCCTCATGAAGTACCGCAAGGCCCGCAACGCCTACTACCGCCCAACCGAGGGCAACGCATGATCAGGCGCAGGAAGAAACCCAATCCACAGGGGGTAAACCATGAACATTGACACCTTCGGGGTATACGTCCGGGCGGAGTTGGAACACTGGGGCAGGGAGTTTGCCCTTCACCGTGACTGCGAGTATCTAGGCCACCAATCCAAGAACCTGCTGGCCGTGCTGATCGAACACCAGGGCGAGATGCCCGGCAGGACTCAGGGCTACAAGCCCATGGAGACTGATCTTCGCGCCCAGCGGATCGAGGACGTGGTGGCATATGTCTGGAGGTCCCATCGGGACATGGCCATCGTCCTGCGCGCCTACTACTGCGGGAACGGCAGGCGCAAGAACGAGCGCTGGGAGACGGCCAACCTTCTGCTGGCAAATGCCGGGAGTGCAGTCATCTCCAAGACTGGGTACATGGAGCTGGTCAGGCGCGGGGAGGATAGGGTTCGCGGATTTCTGGAGGGCATGGGATTCGCCATGCCCCTTGACAGGTCGGACCTGCGAGTGGCATAAATCAGCTACGTTGCCAAAGTTGCCCCTAGTCCTCGCGGACTGGGGGCTTTTTCGTTCTGGAGCCCTCATGTCAGCCCTCGCCTACGCCGTCTCCTTAGTGAAACGGTGGGAGAGCTGCAGGCTGGAGGCATACCCGGATCCGGCCACTGGCGGCGCGCCATGGACCATCGGCTGGGGAGCTACCGGCCCCGGCATCGTCAAGGGCGTGAAGTGGACGCAGGCGCAGGCAGATGAGCGCCTGGCGCAGGACGTGACCCGGTTCCTCAAGGGCGTCCAGTCGGCGGTGAAGAAGCCAGCCACGGATGCCCAGACCGGGGCTATGACTAGCCTGGCCTATAACATCGGAGCCAAGGCGTTTGCCAGTTCGACCCTGTTGCGGAAGTTCAACGCCGGGGACGTTGCTGGGGCCGCCGCTGAGTTCACACGTTGGAACCGGGCTGGGGGGAGGGTCATGAAGGGCCTGACCAACCGGCGCCTGGACGAACAGAGGGTGTTCCGCGAATGAGCGAAACCATGGACATCCTGGTCCGCATCCTCGCCATTGTCGTCCCCTGCCTCATGCTGGGCGTTGGGGCACTGACAGGCTGGATCTGGATGCTCTGGCAGGACCACAACAAGCACAAGCTCTATGTGGCCGAGAACATGCTTAAGCAGGGCGCGCTGCAGGAAGTGAAGGAAGAGATCCACAGCCTGCGCGATGTTATCTACCGAATCGCTACCAAGATGGATGTCCCCGTGTTCTCGGAGCCGTATAAGCGATGAGTGACGGAGATGATCTGGCCCGCGAGCTGCGCTCGGGACTTGAGCGGCTAGATAGCGCGCTCGGCCGAGTGCATGGTGCATCCGCCAACGGGAACGTGGTTCGCCTTGAGGGCGCCGGTTCGATCTGGAACGGGATCGCCATCGGTCTATCCCTGGCTGGTGTGATTCTCGGCGCCGTATGGATCGCCCATGTAGCGAGCAATGTTGACGTAGCGGCAAGGCAGGCCGAGGCCTACCAGAAGGCCGTGTACATGCTGGCGCCCCGGTTCGCCGAGGAAGTCGACAAAGAGCTGGATCGCCAGAAGGAGCGAGACAAGAAGTGAGCAGCCCGACCCCCATCATCACCAAGCCGCCGAAGGTCAACCGCGCCAGCCTGCTTCCGCAGGGCCTGATGCCGATCCGCGACACCCTCAAGCACTACAGCACCTGGGCGCTGGCCGTCCTTGTGGCATCACCGGACCTGTACCAGGCTGCCAACTCGCTTGGCATGCTGGCCGACGAGGCAATGCCCGAGGCCGTGAAGTGGTCCATCCGTGGCGTGGCCGGTGTCGGCCTGATCGCCAAGTTCATCAGCCAGCGGAAGCCGCAGGCCTGACATGAGCATCCTGTCTCGTGCCCTGCTGGTGGCGCTCATCGCCCTGGCAGGCATCGCCGTGTGGCAGCGAGGGACAGTGGCTCAGGCTGAGCGTGCCCGGGACTTCGCCCAGACGGCCAAGAAGGTTGCCGAGCAGGAGCGCGACAACGCCATTGCCGTGATCGCGGTCGAGCGCCAGCGGGTCAAGCGGGCCGAGGCAGTAGCAACCCAATACGAGCAGGGGAAGGCAGATGCTGAATCGAAAGGCGCGGCTGTCGCTGATGGCCTGCGCACTCGCGCTCTCCGGCTGCAGGACCGCTGGGCAGGCTGTGAGGCCCGAGTGTCCGACCTTACCACCTCCGCCAGCCAGCCTGATGCAGCCGCCGAGGACCGAGCAGCAGGTGCGGGCGATCTTGTTCGTGCCGCAGCCGCCTGCGACGCCCAGGTCCGTGGGCTCCAAGCCTTGGTGAGGGCTGACCGTGAGTGACATGGGCCGCGCCACCCGCAACATCGTCAGTGGCTACAACCGCGATCGCGTGTTCCAGGCTCGCATCTATGCTCCGGAGCGCCGCGCACTGGTCACGGACTTCAATGGCGCGCTACCTGCGGGTGTGAAGATCACCAAGGCGACGTGGAACACCTGGGACAACTTCCCGGCTGTGATGGCAACCCCATCAATCGATGCCAGCGGCCGGTCGTGCCAAGTGATGGTCACTGCTCAGGTGGACGGCATCTCCTGCATCCGTCTCGCAGTGGACCTCGACAACGGTGAGCGCTTCGTCGCCCATCACGTCATCCAGGTGCTGCCAGCGCGCTACATGCAGCCTGACAACTGGATCAATGGGCCGACGCAGTTGGTCGCGACGGCATAACTACTGTGGATAAGTCTAGATATGGGCGCTCCTAAGGGTCGAGTGAAGGCCGGAGGCCGCAAGAAGGGCACGCCGAACAAGCAGACGGCCGAGTTCCGCGAGACGGTTCGCAAGCTGCTGGAGGACAACAGCGCCAATGTGGGCCGCTGGCTCACCCAGGTAGCTGAGGGTGATGGCACCGACAGTGGGAAGCCTGACCCAGCCAAGGCGCTGGACCTGCTGTGCAAGCTGGCTGAGTACGCCGCGCCGAAGCTCAACCGCACCGAGCATGTCGGCGAGGACGGTGGCCCAGTGAAGACAGTGACCACGTTCAAGCTGGCCGATTTGGAATGACTGAGCTGACAATCCGGCTGCCGCGCAAGTTGCGGCCGGTGTTCCTTGGGCGCGCAGACGTTCGCGGTGCCCACGGTGGTCGCGGATCAGGCAAGACCAGGTCCTTTGCCAAGATGGCCGCAGTGCAGGGGATGCGGTTCGGGCAGGCTGGCGTCAAAGGTCAGATCCTTTGCGCTCGCCAGTTCATGAACTCGCTGGATGACTCTTCGCTGGAAGAGGTGAAGCGGGCGATTGAAGACGAGCCAGCGCTGGCCTCCTATTGGCAGGTCGGCGAGAAGTACGTAAAGAGCCACGACGGCAATGTCTGGTTCTCCTTCGCTGGCCTGGATCGAAACATCGGGTCTGTGAAATCGAAGGGCCGGATCTTGCTGTGCTGGGTCGATGAGGCCGAGCCGGTCACTGAGCATGCCTGGAACACGCTGATCCCAACCCTCCGCGAAGAGGGCGAGCAGTGGAACGCCGAGCTGTGGATCACCTGGAACCCGGCGCGCAAGACGGCACCGGTTGAGAGGTTCCGCAACTCAGATGACCCGCTGGTCAAGGTTGTCGAGCTGAACTGGCAGGACAACAAGCGATTCCCCTCAAAGCTTGAGCGTGATCGACAGCGTGATCTGCAGGAAAGGCCTGACCAGTACGACCACATCTGGAATGGCGGGTATGTGGTGGCCGTCTCGGGCGCCTACTTCGCCAAGTCCATCGCTGTGGCTCAGGAAGAGGGCCGGATTGGCCGCGTAGCCATCGACCCGCTGATGACGCTAAGGGCCTACTGGGACATTGGTGGCACGGGCGCTAAGGCCGACGCCTGCGCGATCTGGATCGTCCAGTTCATCGGGCGAGAGGTTCGCGTCCTGCGGTACTACGAGGCCATCGGGCAGCCGCTGGCGACCCATGTGGACTGGTTGAGGCGCAGTGGCTACGAGCGCGCCATGTGCGTGCTGCCCCATGACGGCGCCGCGCACGACAAGGTGTTCGCCGTCAGCTACGAAAGCGAGCTGCGCAAGGCCGGGTTTGAGGTCAAGGTGATCCCGAACATGGGGCAAGGCGCGGCAATGGCCCGCATCGAGGCAGTGCGCCGGCTGTTCCCGAGCATCTGGTTCCACGCAGATGGAACGGAGCCTGGGCGCGATGCGCTGGGCTGGTATCACGAGAAGCGCGACGAGGCGCGAAACATCGGCTTCGGCCCAAACCACGACTGGGCCAGCCATGGCGCAGATGCCTTCGGCCTGATGGCCGTTGACTACCTCAGCACTGACCACAGCGAGCCGGACATGTCGGCCCTGGACAACTACACGACGGATTACTGATGGCCGAGAAGAAGCGGGACGATGCGCTGGCTGAAATGCTCAAGCGCAGGGATCTTGCGTCCGAAGCCTGCGTGGAGCTGTACGACAAGGCCCGCGACGACGTTCGTTTTGTGACGGTCCCTGGCGCGCAGTGGGACGAGAAGCTCAAGGCGCGGCGCGGTGATCGCCCGACCTACGAATTCCCCAAGCTGGCCTCGCACGTTCGCCAGGTAGTCAACGAGATGCGACAGAACCGGCCTCAGGGCAAGGTTCGTGGCACGGAAGAGGGCGACGCAGGCCTGGCCGAGATCATGCAGGGCCTCTGCCGAAACATCGAATCGGTCAGCAACGCCGATCAGGCCTACGACATCGGCTACGACTTCGCGGTCAAAGGTGGCTTCGGCGCGTGGCGCATCTGCACCGACTACCTGAACGACGAGGATTTCGAACAGGACATTTTCATCGAGCCGATTCGCAACCCGTTTGCAGTGAAGTTCGACCCGGCGGCCATCGAGATCGACCGCTCGGATGCTGGCTTCGCCTTTGTGGAAGAGCTGGTCTCTAAGGACGATTTCGAACGTCGCTGGCCCAACGCCAGCATTTCGGACTGGGAAGACAACCACGACTGCGTGACCTGGCGCGAGAAGAACCAGGTCCTGATCGCAGAGTATTGGTACAAGGACCCGATCAAGGTCGAGATGTGGGCGCTGTCCAATGGCGCTGTCGTATCGGTCGAAGAGCTGGAGAAGCGCGCCAAGGATCAGGGTCAGCCAACCGATGCCGCAACGCTTGAGGCCCTGCTGGCTGCTGAGGGTATCGCCGTCACCAAGCGCCGAGAGGTCGATTCGCACGTTGTGAAGATGCGGATGACCAACGGCAATGAATGGCTGACCGAGCCATACGAGTTCCCGTCCAAGTTCATTCCGATCATTCCGTGCTGGGGCAACATCACCAACATCGACGGTGAGGACTACTGGTTCGGCATGGTCCGGCCGAGCAAGGATCAGCAGCGCCTGCACAACGTCCACCGGACGGCTGCGATTGAGGCCGTGGCGAAGGCCCCCAAAGCCCCGTTCATCGTCAAGCAGAGTTGGATCAAGGGGCTTGAACGGTTCTGGAGGAATGCCAACGCTGAGGATTACCCCTATCTGCCGGTAGCCGATAGCGCCGACATGATGCCGCAGCGTGCCGCCCAGGCAGAAATCCCGGCAGCACTCCTTCAGCTGTCAGCTCTCGACAACGAGGACATCAAGGCCAACACCGGCATCTATGACGCCAGCCTTGGCGCGCGGTCGAATGAGACAAGCGGGCGCGGGATCCTGGCCCGTCAGCAGCAGGGCGCCACGGCTACGTTCAATTACGTGGACAACCTGGCATACGCGATTCGGTACACCTACAAGATCCTGGGCGACATGATCCCGCGCGTGTACGACACGCCGCGAGTGGTTCGTGTCCTTGGCCCGGATGGCGGAGAGAAGTGGAAGCAGCTGTATCAGGAGGTGGTTGACCCGGCGACAGGACGGCGCATTGTCCTGAATGATCTGTCCAAGGGGAAATACGACTACACGGTGACGACTGGCCCGAGCTTCGCCACGCAGCGCATGGAGGCCGTTGACGCCTTCACGACCCTGCTTGGCCAGATGGGCCTCGGTCTGCCGCCGCCGATTGCCTCGCTCATGGCGTACTCCGCGATCAAGAACATGGACCTGCCTGGCATGGACGACGTGGACAGTGCCTTCCGCCAGATTCTGGTCAGCGGCGGTGTGCTCAAGCCGAAGGATGGCGAGGAAGCGCCCGAGCCGCAGCAGCCCAACCCGAAGGACCTCGCAGACGCCGACAAGGCCGCTGCAGATGCAGATAAATCCCGTGCACAGACCGCGCTCTACAGCGCCGACGCGCAAGGGAAACAGCTTGAGAACCTGGCGGCGATGTCCCTGATGGGGCTTCCCCCGCCCAACCCGGCACCCATGCCGGAAGAACAGCCGCCTTCGGGCGGCTTTTTTATGCCCGAAAGCCAGGGCGGCTACCCCGCCTAACCGCATCGGCCCGGTCAGGCCGAATCCCGAGAGGAAGACATGAGCGACGAGAACAACGCCCTTGAACAGGGCGGCGGCGAAGCAGTGGCCGCGACTCAGCCGAAGAATGATGCCGAAGCAGCCACCCAGGAACAGGCTGCAACGCAGGAGTCTGAGAAGGCCAAAGAGGCCGAAGCCAAGAAGGCCGATGAAGAGGCCAGCAAGCGGAAGAACCGCACCGGTCAGTATATCGACAGGCTGAAGAACGACGCCAACATGGCGCGCAACGAGAACGCCGAGCTGCGAAAGCGACTCGACGCCATCGAATCCCGCTTCCCCAAGCAGGAAGCCAAGCCACCCACGATGGAAACCGCAGGCTATGACCCCGAAGAGCTGGCCCGTCAGACGGCCCGCTACGAGGTCCAGCAGGCGCGCCAGCAGTGGGAAGAGCAGCAGAAATCCGAGTCTGCAGCCCGCTCGGAGCAGGAGAAGGTGCAGGCGTACGCCCATCGTGCGCAGGCATTCGCTTCGCAGAACCCCGACTTCGAAGAGGTCGTCGGTTCCATCCCGCAGCAGTTCCTGATCCCTGAGCTGCAGAAGGCGGTCATGGTCCACGAACGTGGCCCTGAGATCGCGTATCGCCTCGCTCAGAACGAGGACGAGCTTTTCCAACTGGCCACCACCCGGCCGGAACTGATCGATTGGGCAGTCGCCCGTTTCGCATCGCGCCTGGACGCAGCGCCGCCGCAGCAGGAAGCCGAACCGGCTCCCCCGGCATTCGCGCCAACCCCGACCAACAAGCCCATTTCGCAGGCGCCCGCACCGGCACCCCGCGTCAGTGGTCGCGCTCCGACGGAAACCCCGCCGGAAAAGCTGACCGATGACGACTGGTATCGCCGTGACCGCGAGCAGCGCCGCAAGCGATAACCAATCGAGGAAACGCACATGGCAAACATCAATCAGGCGCTGACCCACCAGATTATCGCCCGCGAGGCGGCGAAGATCCTGTGGGAAGAAAACAGCGTTGTCCGCAACATCAACCTGGACCGCGAAGTCGAGTTCAGCGAGGAAGTGAACGGCTACAAGAAGGGCGATTCGGTCCGGGTCATGATCCCGCCGACCCCGGTAACCTACACCGGCTCCAACTTCGCTGGCGGTGGCGCCGCTCCGGCCGTCAATGAAACCTCGGTCAACCTGACCGTTGACCAGCAGCTGCACGTCCCGCTGACCTTCACCGCCAAGGAGAAGAAGCTGGAGCTGAGCCGGTTCCGCGAGCGCTTCCTGCGCCCGGCGATGTCGTCGCTGAACAGCAAGATCAACCAGGTGCTGCTTGCCTCGATGGTCGCGCAGACCTCAAACGTCGTCGGCACCTGGGGCACCGTCCCGGCCACCCGCACCCCGTGGCGCAATGCGTCCTCGATGTTGGATCGCTTCCTGGCGCCGGAAGACGAGCGCTTCGCGCACTTCTCGGTGGATGCCAACGACGCCCTGGCCGAGGCCAATGCGCCGCTGTTCCACACCGCTGATGAGCTGCGTGGCGAGTTCAGCGAGAACGCGGTTGGCAAGTTCGCTGGCCTGGAGTTCCACAAGCAGCTGTCGCTGCCGGTCCAGACCAACGGTGCTGGCGCAGGCTACACCGTCAATGCGGCAGGTCAGACTGGCACCACGCTGGCTGTCACCGCTGGTACGGGCGCCATCACCGCTGGCTCGATCATCAGCATCGCAGGCGTCAACGCGGTGCATCCGATCACTGGCGCCGACATGGGCGTTCCGCGCTACTTCCGCGTGACTGCCAACTACGCTGGCGGCGCGGGCAACGTGCAGATCTTCCCGGCCATCATCCCGACCAGTGCCAGCCAGATCGGCACCGTGACCGCTTCCCCGGCAGCCTCTGCCGTCATCACCATCTTCGGCACCGCTTCCTCGGGCCGCGTCCAGAACCTGGTGTTCCACCGCGATGCGTTCGCCTCGGCGTTCGTGCCGCTGCCGGTGCTGGCGTCGTGCGAGGGCTACACCGCCAAGATCGGCAGCGTGTCCTGCCGCGTGATGAGCTTCGGTAACGGCCTCACCGACCAGGAGAACACCCGAATCGACGTGCTATTTGCCCTTCCGGCAGCCGTCCGTCCGGACCACTCCTGCCGCGTCACCCAGTAACGCCCAACGGGGGCGGCCGTCTTGGTCGCCCCCTTCTTTTTGGAGGGCTCATGGAATTCCCCAAGATGATCTATCTCGGCGGCGATCTCGCTGCTGAGTGGCGGATCGTGGCCGATGAGGCAGAGCAGGCAGCTGCAGCCAAGGAAGGGTTCTACCCCCATGGCGAGGGCAAGAAGGCCGCTGCCGAGCCTTCCGACGATCAGCCCAAGCGCCGTGGCCGTCCGCCGAAGGCTGCGCAATGAGCAAGGTCAGCGAGGTCATCCGCGATTCGCTGTTGCTTCTCCGCGTCGTTGACGCCGATGAAGCTCCGGAGGCAAAGGATGCAGAGGACGCTATCCGCGCTCTGAACCTGATGATGACCACGCTGGAGGCCGAAGGCTTGAGCCTTGGCTGGTCGCTGGTATCAGTGCCTGACGATGTGATGCCGGTACTGCCCGAAACGGAAGAGGCGATTACCTACCTGCTGGCTACCCGCCTGCGCGCCAAGTACGGCGTTGCTCTGGATCCAGACGTGTTCCAGACGGCCCAGGATCTGCTCGGCAACCTGCGGGCCCAGGTCGCATCTGCCGACTACTCCCGCATTTCCTACCCCGACCTTCCGGTGGGCCAAGGCCAGCCGTGGGGTGCTTGGTATGAGGGGTACTACCGCTAATGCGTGCCCAGCCTGTTGACCTGATCGGCGTCTTCTACAAAGACGACAGCCTTCCGTGGTCGTGCCAGGACACGGTGAACTGGCAGCCGGTGATGGCAGAGGTATCGGGCACTCGGACGGTATCCAAGTTCTCTACGGCGCCAGGCCTCAAGCCGTGGCAGCAGGTGGGCACCGGGCCGATCCGTGGCATGCACGACTGCGAAGGCCTGCGCCTGATTGTGTCTGGGCGCTACCTGTACCGGATCAGCAACGCAGGGGTAGGCATCCCGATTGGGATCATCCCAGGCGTTGGCCGTGTGCAGATGACGCACAACCAGGTTGAGACTGGCTATCAGGTGCTGGTCGAGAACGGTCAGGGCGGCGGCGGGTACGTCTACAACACGGGCGATGGCAGCTTTGCTCGGATCACGGATGAGGGCTATCCCGGGTCGATCTCCTCGGATTACCTCGATTCATACATTCTTGGCGTCGAGCCGTTGGGACGCTTCTGGTTCCACTCCAACCTCGCCAACGCGACCGACTACAACACGCTTGATCGGTATGAGGCTGAGTCTGCCCCCGACAAGATCGTCGGTCTGGCTGCGAACGCGTCTGAAGTCGTGGTCTTCGGTCAGCGGACGACCGAGTTCTTCTACAACACCGGGCAGGCCACGGGCACCTTCCAGAACCGCAAGAGTTCGATTGCGCGCGGCTGTGCGTCCAGGTACACCATCCAGAAGCTGGACAACAGCGTCTTTTGGCTGGGCGACGATGGCGTGGTTTACCGGCTGGATGGGTATGCGGCTCGGCCCGTCTCCACGCGCGCACTGGAGAAGGCCTTTGCCGACTCAAACGTCTCGGAGGCCATCGCCTACACCTGGGAGGATCGAGGCCACAAGGTCTATTACCTGACCTTCCCTGACGGGCAGACCTTCGGCTATGACGTGATCACTGGTGTCTGGCATCGTCGCCAGTCGTTCGGCATGTCGCGGTGGCGCCTGAGCCACATCCAGAAGTGGGGCCGGGACTGGTACGGCGGTGACTTCCAGAACGGACGCATCTGGCAGATCGATTGGGACTACTTCCTTGAGGGTGATCAGCCGATCATCAGCGAGCGCACGTCCGGCGTCATCTCGGACAACCAAAGCGCCCTGGTCATGCCGAATGCTGAGCTGATCTTCGACACCGGGCATGGCCCCGGGACGACTCCGATTGCGTTCCAGGTGCAGCCGACACCGCCTTCGCTGTCCGGCGTTGCGCCCGATGGCATGAGGAACACCCCATATGCGGGGTTCACCTACACCGCAAGCGGCGGCGAGGCGCCCTACGTCTTCACTCTGGTAGGCGGCACGCTTCCGACCGGGTTGGCGCTCAGCACCGGGGGCGCGCTCTCCGGCACTCCTTCGGCGCTCGGGAACTACACCTTCACCATCCGCGTGACAGACAAGAAGGGCCTGTGGGCTGAACTTACCGACACGGTTGGCATCGTCACGCAGTTCCTGGCGCTCGGCACCGTTGCGGGAGTAACCAAGGCCGTGACGCGCCGGAACCTGAGCGGCACATGGTCCAACGTCAACTCTGGCGTCGCTGCCGGGTCCGACTACCTGATGGGCTTGCCATCTGGGAGGTTCCTTGCCTGGGTGTCCGCTGCTGCGTATTACAGCGACGACAACGGCAGCAATTGGACGAAATCAACGTCCACCATCGATTCTGGCGGCGGTGACCGTGCAGGCGATTACTACAACGGCGTCGTGGTCTTCGGTGGCTCTGGTGCTTGTTATGTCAGCACCGACAATGGGACAACGTACGTCTCCCGCACCGTTCCAAGCTCGTTCCTTCGCTCGACGCTGCTGGTCAAGTCTGGCGCGAATGCTGGCCGAATCCTTGTGATCAACACCAGCCCGACGACCAACAACGCATACAGCGATAACCAGGGCGTCAACTTCATCAACTGTCCTGCCCATGGTGTTTCTCGGACCTCTGGGGGATCGGCATTCAGCGATTCCAGCTTCCAATACATCGGCGGAAATTCGGCAGCTAGCAGCAAGCCGATGATTGCTGTCATGCAGAACGGTGCAACGCTGGTCCGCAATCTGACGCTATCCGGTGGTGCGAACGGCATCGTCAGCGCTCTAATGAGCTACAAGGTTGGCGAAACGAACCGGCTGCTAATGGGTACGTCCACTGGCGAGCTGTGGGCGTCTGATGATGCGGGCGTGACGGCCACGAGGCTGCCATACACCGGAACCGGGAAGATCAATGGCATTGGGTTTGACGGCGCGCGTTTGATCGTCGGAACCCTGACCGCAACGAACATGATTCAGGTCAGCACGGACAACGGAGCGACCTGGACCACTGAGAGCAACCCATCTGTGGGTGGTATCAGCGCCCTGGCGGGGATTCCCTGATGGCCGACACCGATCACTGGGTTGAGATCTGCTACAGCGTTGACGGCGGCGCTACCTGGTCTAACTGGAAGCGCAAGAGCATTGGCGAGGTAGGGCAGTACGCCAAGCGCGTCCGCTTCATGCGGATGGGCAAGTCACGCCAACGTGTGTTCAGGATTCGCGTTTCCTCGCCACGCAAGCATGACCTGTTGGGCGCCGTCCTGACGGCTGAGCCGACCGACGACTGATGCTCATCGCCAAGGACCCTGCCTACTTGGAGGGCGTGGCGAACCACCCGGACGTGTTCCCGCAGGTTTCGATCAGGGATCAGGACCGGATCGACTTGGCGCCGATCTGGCCGGGCTGCGTGGCCTGCCAGTTTGAGGGGGGTGGGTATGTGTTCCTACCGCACGGCGAAGGCCTGTGGGAAGTGCATGTGCTGTTCCTGCGCCACTCCAAGGGCGTGCATGCCGCTGGCGTCGAAGCCATTGGGCATCTGTTCGACAACCTGGGCGCGGGCCGTATCGCCGCCCACCTGCCTGACGACGTACCAGCTGCACGGCGACTGGCCCTGCGGCTCGGCTTTGAGTTCCACAGCCACACAGACCCCTTCCCCCGGCACTCCGGCGATGTGCCGGCGCGCCTGTACGTCTTGACCAAAGAGAGGTTCCACCATGTCAATCGGTAGCGCGATCAGCGGCGCAATCGGCATCGGCTCTGCCCTGCTGGGCAACTCGGGCGATAAGAAGGCGGCCCGGGCGGCGCAGCAAGCCGCTGAGCAGAACAACGCCCTGCAGCGGGAGATGTACAACAACGCCCGCACTGACCTTGGCGGCTACCTGTCGGCGGGCAACAACGCGCTGACCGGCCTCAATGCGCTGGCGGCTGGCGACTACAGCGGGTTCCAGAGTTCGCCGGATTACGTGTACGCCCGTGATCAGGCCCAGCAGGGCATTGAGCGCGGCGCTGCAGCCCGGGGCAGCCTCTACAGCGGCGGCACCAACGTGGACCTCGCCAATGCCCTCAACGGCATCGCCTCGCAGAACCTGGGCGCATACAGGAACAGCCTGATGGGCCTGGCTGGCATGGGCCAGAACGCCGCTGGCACCATCGCCGGGGTAGGGCAGAGCAGCGCCAACGCTCAGAGCGGCAACAACTGGGGCGCGGCCAACGCCGCTGGCAACTCCGCGATCAACCAGGCCAACAACTGGAGCCAGCTCGGCGCCGGTCTGGGCGGCCTGGCGAACAACTGGCTGCAGCAGAACGCGGCGGGGCGGCAGAGTTCGTTTGCCCCGGCCAATAGCCTGTGGTCGGGCCAGATGCAGACCGGTGCGGGCAGCCCCTACAACTTCGGAAGCAACGTCAATAACCTCATTGGCGGGAGGGTCTGATGGCCAACGCACTCACCGGCAACTTCGGCCCTCTGGCAGCGATTGGGTACGTGCAGGAACAGGGCGAGCTTGGGCGCAAGCGGGGTATCGACAACCAGCTCAACCAGCTGGCATCTCTGAGCTATTCGGCGAACACGCCTCAAGCCCAGCAAGCCAACCTGTCTCAGGTCGCTGCGCTGGATCGTTCGACTGCTGCCGATCAGCAGAAGGCCTTCCAGAGTCAGCAGGACCGCAACCAGCAGCGCCTGTATGGGATCGCCCAGGGCTTCAAGAAGGTCGCTCCAGTGAACCGGCAGGCCTACTACGACAAC